ATTGATATAAAGACAATTTGGTGTAAGTTAAAAAAACCACTTAAATATAGTGGTTTTATTGAGAATTAAATGTCACATATAAAGCATTTTCCTTTTTATTATATATAATCTCTTTAAAAAGTTCATTTGCTAATTTTTCTTTTGTTTTAAAATCTACATTTTTATCTGATAATATTTTATGAGTATATTCGCACAATGTATATACTTTTTCTTTTTCTTCATCTTTATATTCAGTAGTTGATAAAGATTTTAATTTATAATTTAATTTATCTATTTCTGTTTGTAATTGAGTTTTTTTAACTTTATATTCATCTAATGTATCTATGCCATCCATATATGCTAATTTTATTCTTTCTAGTCTTGAATTAAGTTTATTTATGGAATTTTGAATTAATGATACTTCATCAATATGTTGTTGGGTTTTTACAATATTTATGTTTACCTTTTCTGTAAAAATTAATTCTAGTTGATTTAATAGTGCTATTTCTAATTTTTCTTGTAATATCGAGTGACTTATATTGCATGAATTTTTGTTGTATCCATTACACTGATAAAAAGGTTTCTTTTTATTACCTGATTTTCTTTCAATTAAAATTAAATTTTTCCCACAATTAGAACATTTTAGTAATCCTCTTAACCAATATTCGTGTTTTACAGATGGTTTTTTATACTTAAACCATGTTTTATTATGTTCTTTCAATTTATTTTGTGATGCTTCCCATAATTTATTATTTATTAATGGTTTATGTTTTCCTTTTATTGTTTGAGTGTTGGGATTATCATAATTTCTTCCCATACCACCATCTGTATATCTGATATAACCAATATATATAGGATTATTTAATATCACTTTTAGACTTTCTTCACACCATCTTTTTCCTCTTGTTGTTTTAATACCCATTTCATTTAATTTTTTTGTTAATCCATTGATTGTTGTTTCAGGTTTTATCCATTCATTAAAAATAAATTGTACATTTCTTTTTAGTTCCTTATTTGTCTTTAATTCTTTGGTGTTTTTATCATAGATATATCCAAAAGGGGTTGCCCCTTGATGTTCGCCCCTTGATGCTTTTTCTCTTTTTCCTCGTTGAACATTTTCTGATAAATTAAGCACATAATATTCATCCATTGCCTCATACATGCTTTCAAGAATTACTCTTTCCTTACCATCGCCTAATGGTTGAGTGATACTTATAACATCAATATCACATTTTTTTCTTAACATTGCTTTATACATAACACTTTCTTCTTTGTTTCTAGCAAATCTTGAAAAATCGTAAACTAATATACAATCAAATGGTTTTGGTTTCATTTTTGCATTTGCAATCATTCTTTGAAAATCTGTTCTTTTTTCTGCATGTTGCCCACTAATGCCATCATCTCTGTATATATGTTCATCAGGAATATAGATATTATTTTTCTTTGCATACTCTAAACACATTTTAATTTGACTGTCAGGTGAATATTTTGTTTGCATATCAGTAGAAACACGAACAGAAATTGCACCAATTTTATAATCTTTCATTATTTATCATTCCTTTTTCTTCAAAAATCTGATATAATGAAATAGAAAAATCCATAACATTATATCTTATATTTTGTTTTTTAGTTTTCCAGACTAATTTGTGATTTTTCATATTGACTTACTGTTCCAGCAGTAGGTCTTTTTTTTATTTTTTTAATTTTCTTCTAACTTCAATTGCAATTCCTATAATTTTGACAGGTTTTGTCAATATATCGTATTCATTGAAATAATATGGTTCATATTCGTTGTTTAATGGCTTTAAAATAATACTTTTATCTTGTTTAATAACTCTTTTGAATGTAGCATCATCGCCATTAACCATAACAACACAATCATCACCTGAACAACAATCAGGTTGTTGTTTAATAATGATTGTATCACCTGACATATATTCAGGATACATACTATCGCCCTCAATTTTTAATGCAAAATAATCATTTCCACCTTTTAACATTGATGCTGGAATTTCTACATATCCCAAAGTATCTTCAATTGCTTCAATAGGTATTCCAGCAGGTACTTTACCCAGTAATGGAATTTTAACATTTTTAATATTAGTTTCGATGTATCTAGCATTGTCAATATCTATTTCGCTTGGTTCTTTTTCTTCAAACCATTCTCTATCCATATCAACATCATATCCCATTAGCCATGCTTCACTAACATTTAAAGTTCTTGCAATAATATCTAATTTATCCTGTTTTGCTTTAAAAGCACCTGATAGGTAATTACTAATTAATGATTTATTGATGTGTGTTTTGTTTGCTAAATCAACTGGTTTCATATTGTTATATTCTAATGCTATTTTTAGTCTATTAGCAAAAGTATCTTCTAACATTTATATTCACCTCACATTATTATTATATACCAAAGTTTAGAAAACTACAACAAAAATATAAACAAAAAACAAAAAAGTTTAGAAAAACAAAATTTAGGTATTGACAATTTTGAAAATAGCAACTATACTTAAAATAGAGTTGCGAAAATAAGAACCTCGAACTCATAAAATGAAAGGAGGAAACAAAATGAATAACGAATTTAATTATTCTAAATTAAAAGGAAAAATCAGAGAATTAGAAATGACTCAAACAGAATATGCAAAAGCAATTGGAATAACAGAACAAACATTAAATTTAAGATTTCAAGACAAAAGACCTTTTAAACAAGATGAAATTATTAAAACAATGCAATTATTTAATGAACCAGTAGAAAATATACATATATATTTTTTTACAAAAAAAGTTGCGAAAAACGAAACAAATTAGTCTGGAAAACTAAAAAACTATTAAACAAGTATAAGAGAGGATTTTTTATGAAACAAAAAACAAATTGTTCTAATTTAATTAATAAATCCTTAAAAGTAATTATTACTAATCCACCAAATAAAGTGGAAGCAATAGAAATGATAAAAAAAATATCAGAAAAATTAAGTAAAAATTTATCAGATAAATTAATTGAATTGGAGGAAATAAAATGAAAAATAATATTAAAAATAATGATTATGATTTTGATTTAATCGTATCAAGCGATGATTTAAAAAGAAATAGAGAAAAATGTTTAACTTCTTCAAAAAAAGTAGTTAAGAAAAGAAAATTAAAAAGATGGGCAAAAAATGTTTTATGGATGATATTAGGTGCAGTTATTGCAATTACTATATATCAATTATTCACATTAGAAACAGTTAAAGAAACACCAGTTGGAAATTATACATGCAGAGGTGGAATATTCCAAATATGCACAGGAAGCAGTGAAGTCGCTGACTATTTGGGGGTGTAATTGATGAAGAAAAAAAGTCAAACATCTGAAATTATTAAATTATTAAGAAAACAAGGATATATTACATCATTTGAAGCGATAGAAAGATTTGGTGCAACAAGATTATCAGGAATTATCTTTGTTTTAAGAAAAAGAGGTTTTGGTATAGAAACAGAAATGGTTCAAGGTAAAAATAGATATGGTCATTCAACCAATTATGCTATTTATCGCCTTACAAAAGATATAGCAGATGAGGATGGTGAAAATTTATGATTTTAAAGATTTTAGAATTTTTTGCAATTTTAATTATTGTGTTATTGGGGGTATTTATAGTAACAATCTTATGTAAAAAGATGTGGCAAGAGTTAAGAAAGTGAGATGTCATCATGAGTACATATAACAAAACTAAATTTTATTGGTTGCAACTAAAAGAAGATTTTTTTGATGATGATGCAATAGCATGGTTAGAAGAACAACAGCCAAAAGGAAAAGAATATGCTTTATTTTATTTAAAATTATGTTTGAAGTCACTAAAAACAAATGGGATTTTAATTAGAAATGTTGGCAATTTTTTAATTCCCTATGACAATAAAAAACTTGCAGAATTAACAAAAACAGATTTTGATACAGTCACAATTGCTATGGAATTATTAAAAAAAATAGGTTTAATTCAACTTCTTGATAATGGTGAAATTTATATAAAGCAACTAGAAAATCTTATTGGTTCAAAATCAATAGGTGCATTTAAAAAGGAACAACAAAGAGTATTAAAAAACAAGGGTGGACAATTGTCTGCTAAATGTCCACCAGATATAGAACTAGAAATAGAAAAAGAACTAGAAATAGAAAAAGAATTAGATTTAGAGAATAATAACCCACAAGAACCTGTATTGCTTCCTGCTAATTTAAAAAAAGAAGAAATTATTTCCAAGACAGATTATGAATTAGAATTTGAAAAACTTTGGAATTTATATCCAAATAAAAAAGGAAAAACAAAATCCTTAACTAAATACATTTTAGCAAGAAAAAAAGGAACTACTTACGAACAGGTTTTAAATGGAATTAATAATTATATTGAATATATCAAAAAGAACAAAATTAGTCCTCAATATATAAAACATGGTGATACATATTTTAATAATCAATGTTGGTTGGATGAATATAGAAATGAAATTAATAATAAAACAAAAAATGATGAACAATGGGCATTATTGAAAGGAGTTTATGATGGAACAATCAAGATTGATAAGTAGTGCAATTGCTAAATTAAAAATAGCATATCCTTATTATTTTAAAGAATTAAAAACAGAGGAACTTGCAGGGTTAATAAGTATGTATCAAGAATATCTGTCAGGATATAATGATTTGACAATAAATAGTGCGATTAAATCGATAATATCTAAAAGTAAATATATGCCATCTATAAATGAATTAATTGATGAATGTGAACATTCAAAAACATATCGTGGAAATGAAATATTAAGCAGAATGAATGCAGATGGTTATTTTAAATATGGTGCAGTATGTGAGTTAGATGATGTACATGCAACAAGAAATTATGAAAAGGCACTTATGTGGGTTGAAAAAGGTATTATTCCAACATGGTTATTGGAAGATATGAAAAAGTATGGATATGTTGAAGATAAACCATTATTATCACCACCAAATTCAAATTTAATTGGTATTCAAGGATAGAAAGGGGTATGTTATGACAATAAAAGAATTATCTAAATATCATTCGACAAAGATTGAAATAAAACAACTAGAAGATAATATCACAGAGTTAGAAACAACAATCATTGGTTCTTCTAAAATTACAGGTATGCCAATTACAACAACAGGTAATGCTAGTAATCCTACTGAAAGAATAGGAATGAAACTGGTTAAGTTAAAAAATAAATTAGAAAGTAAAAAAGAATTACTTATTGATGAGTTAAATAAAATAGAAGATTTTTTGGAAACTGTTGATGATAGTGAAATTCGTATAATAATACGAAAAAGATTTTTAGAGGGCAAATCATGGAAGATTGTTGGTAAAGAAATAATTGCAGATAGGTCAACCCCTTACTATAAACTAAAAAAATACTTAAAAGATAGGGAGGATGCAGATGAAAAAAGTAAAAGAAACTGTTGATTTATTTAAGTTAAATAAAATTCAGTTAATAAGGAAAATAAATACATTAGATATTGAGAAAAGAGTTTTAGAAAATACAATCAAGGATGAATTATATAAAACATTTATGGCTAAATTAGATGAACCACAGGAAATTAATCGTTTAAAAAAAGAAAATAAAAATTTAAGAACTAAAAATAAAACATTAAAAGCATTATTAAAGGGTGAAAAATGATATGGCAGGTGAATTTTTAAGTATAGAAACTGCACAAAAAATTGCTAGACTTGAAAAAGAAAATGAGCAGTATGAAAAAATAATATGTGATTTTGATAAGGAAGTAAATAGATTGTTTAACATCATTAAACATGCCTATGAATATGTTGATAAACAACTATTTGCAGAATATGTTCAAATAAAAGATTTAGAGGATATATTAGGTGCAGGACTTAATAAAAATAAAGAGGTTAAGGATGCCAAGACCACATCATAATAATTTTAATAAAACAAGTTATGACATCCATAAAGATAATGAATTTAATAAGAAATTAAGGTCTTTAAAAAAATATTGTCCACAATCTTATAAGTATTTAATATTTGAATTTAAAAATGGTAATCATTTTGAAAAAGAAGATGGGGAATATGAAATTAATTTGCCTACTTCAAAAGAATTTAAATTTGTATATGGTCAGATAAAACTTAAATATTGTATAAAAAATAATGCACCAATATACAAAGATTTAGAACCATCTCAATTTTTCTTGGATGGATATAGATTTGATTTACATATTTATAAAAAACTTTATTATAGAAACGAAAAAGATAAATTTAAAATTGATTTAATGTTTGAACTAAAAAAAGGAGGAAATTATGAACGAAAAATTAAGAAAAATAATAAATCATTATACAGTTAAAAAACAATTAAAGTATTTTCAAAGTGAAGTATTTGAATTGAATGAAGCAATCCTAAATTACAATTCAGGTGGAATATTAGAAAATGTAATTTCAGGAATTACCCAAGCAGTAGGTCAAGTTATAGGTGTTGAAACAAAAGATTATAAAAAAGAGCATATTAAAGAGGAAATTGCAGATGTAATGGTAATGTTAAAACAATTTCAATTGTATTACAACATATCTACCAAAGAAATCAAAGAAGTTATGAAATATAAAATTGATAGACAAATAGAAAGGATAGAGTATGAACCAAAACATGGAAAAGTGGAATAAAATTGAAAATATTTGTATTACAGTAGGCATATTATTATTCTTTGCATTTGTTTGTTTAGTTATTTATATAGGTATTGATTTTGCAAATGATTATAGATGTAGTAATTTACCTATAAATGAGTTTTTTCAAGATGAAAAATGTGAAAAATATTGGAGGTATAGAAAATGATAGAAGAAAAAGAAATGGAATATGTAAATGTTCCTACTTATATAGAAAAAGCAGTTAAAAAGTTATTTAAATTAAGAAATACAGAAAAAGAATTAGCAATGCAAATAAAAGATTATATGTCAACACATGATATTCCATCAGAAACACCATTGCAATTATTAAAATATATTCCAAAGGAAGATGTTGACCCAAACCAAATGAAAATTAATTTTGAAACAGGTGAGGTTGAACAACATGGTTAAATATATAGGTTTTGCACCTAGTAAAGAAGAATTTAATATAAAAGGTGAAAGTTTAGGCATGAGTGGTGAAAGGGCTTTATATTATGCATCTGATATAGGAAAACATCGTATATATAGAAATTCATATCCATTAGTACCATATATGTTTAATGGTAAAGATATTAATAAAACATTAAAGTTATTATATTTTAATACTTATGATGAAGCCAAAGAAGTGGTTGATGAAATTAACAATGTATATAATGATACTTTTATTGTAAAAGAGGTGAATAAATAATGTTAGATAAAAAAGATAAATTAAAAGAATTACAAGACATAGTTAATATTTCAGAAAAACAATTTGAAAAATTAGATTATAAAGGAAAACAAAAATATTTTAAAGCAAAAAGTAAACTTGCAAAAATATCATTTATTTCAAGAGATAAAAATGGTAAAGGAATTACTTATGTTAAACCAAAGGAGGAAGAATAATGGATAAGAAAACACCAAAAATGGAAGATTTAATCAATTTCTTTTTAGAAGCAAAAAGAAATGGTCGTGATGTGGGTATAAAACTAAAAATGCCTAATCAGACTAAACCTGAAATAATATTAAATTATAATTCTAGCATAGATACTAAATTAGAATATTATAAAAAAACTTATGATGATAATTTAATACATAAAAACAATTCTGAAATTCAAATAATAGATTTGTATACAATGAATATTCCTTTTTAAATGAGGTTTTAATATGAGTAGAACATTCAGAATAAACTTTGGAAGAAAAACAGTAAGACCATTTGAAGCACATGATATCAATAATATGCTTGTAATTTGTAAAAAAGCAAGAAATCAAGCAGAAGAAGATAATAATGATGAACAAAGGTATTTGTGGGATAGAAATTATATGATTTTAGTAATTGGTATGAATTTAGCATTTAGAATTGAAGATATATTGCAATTAAGAGTCGATAATTTCAAAAATGGTGGTGTATATACGAGAGAATTTAAAACAAATAAAGAACAATCTTTTGAATTACACCCATCTTTATATAAAGATATTCAAAATTACATTAATAGAAACAATTTAATTGATGGGGAATATCTGTTTAGAAGTAGAAAAGGTATTAATAAGCCAATTACAAGACAAAGAGCATGGCAAGTAATAAAAGAACTTGCTGATGCAGTTAAAGTGTCATATCCTGTTGGATGTCACTCGTTAAGAAAGTATTTTGCAAGACAGTATTATGAAAAAACAGGTGATATTATTGGTTTAAAAGAAATGTTAAATCATTCAAGTGAAAGAGTCACATTATTATATATTTGTTGGAATACTGATGATAAAAATGAAAAAAGAAAGAACTTCTATTTAGGAAGTTAGGAGGAATTTATGAGTAAAGATATAGAAAAATTAATAAAAATACAAGGTGCAATAAATAAAAATATATATCACTTTCATGTAGAAACAAATTTGGAAAATGAATATAGATGGATATTATATTTATATAATCCAAACACAAAAGATTATTTTAGTGAATATAATAGACCTATTTTGATGAGTTCTATTGATAGTATTGATTATTTAATTGATTATTTAGAAAAACATGATGGATTTAATAGACATTTTAGATAACAAAATATTAATAATTTAGGTGGTATGCAATGGCATATCACTTAAATTAAAACATAGCAATTTTACAAAATGAAAAGTTGTAAATTCAATAAAAAAATAACACTTTCCTGATAACAGGAAAATGATTATAAAATCTAGGCAAAATTAAGATTTTAATGTAAAAAAATGAATTTAACAGAATTATGTCATTTAGTAAAATTCATATAGGTAAGATTAGGAGGTAAAAAATCAATTGAAAAAGAATGATGATAATAAAATAGTTTCAAAATATTGTAAGATGCGAGATGAAATATTGATTAATTTCGAAAAAATGTCAGATACAAAATTATTACAAAAATTAATAAAACTAAATGGCGATAATATTCCATCTAGTCCTGAAATTGCAAGAGTGGGTTTACATAAAGCAAGATTATATTCAAATAATGTACCAATTGAATTAAAAGAAAAATCTAAAAAATGGTTATTAGATAATAATTATAGTTTAGAAATTTATTAAATATATGGAGGAATAAAATGAAATTATTTAGGAATGTGATAGATGATGCAATTGAATATAACAAACATATTGCAAAATATAATGAAAAAAATGAATTTATGGAATTAGCACCAATAACAGAAGAAAAAGTAATTACCATAACACTAGAAGAATATAAAGAACTTTTAATATATAAAGGTAAATATTTAGGGATTACAGGCACTACTGAAATAACAAAATTATATGCTGATGGAATAGAGGTATGTAATACACATGAATAAATCATTAGAATGTCAATATTGTTCTGCAAATAAACATCGTATTGGTGCAATAACTGGTAAAACTATAAGAACACATGAATTAAAACCTACTTATGGGTATTCAGCGAGAAAGCATCCTGATACAAATGATTATTTAGAAATTTTTATTCTTAAAGGTGAAAATGATAAAAAGGCAGGATTAATGATTGAAAATAATATTGGTGCTAGATATATAGATATAAATTATTGTCCTTTTTGTGGTAGAAAGGTTAGTGATACAAATGATTGATATAGTCGATATTAAAAATGCTGATTATTTAAAATTTTATATTGAAGATGGATTTATATATTGTAAAAATATTAAAAATGATGAAATAGTTATTGTTGCAAAATATGAAGATAGAAAAGTTTTAAAAAGATATTTAAATATAGTCAATAATTTTATGGAATACCTTGAAAAAAATAAACTGGTATTAAATAATCCAGCAATATTTGATTTTTATTTAGCAATTAAAGAGGTGCAATAACATGAAAAATATAAAGTATGTAGTAGTATGTAAAAAAGGTTATCTTTTTACATCAGATAAAGAGAGCATAAAAGAATTTGTGAAAAAAATGGGAACTGATGTTGCATATTATATTGGCTATTTCAAACCATTAGAAAATTTGAAATTTTTATCAAATATAGATATAAATTTAGAAAATTTAGGAAAGGTGATTGATAATTAATGAAAGAAAATTTTAAAAATAAATTACTAGAATTAATCAAAGATAATCCTGATTTAGATTTAGTATGTATGTGTTCTATGGATGAAGTCACTGATGAATATTCATATATGTATTTTCAAAATTTATCATGTTCAGTACATTACATATATGAATATGAGGATAGAATATTTTTAGATAAAGAAGAAATTGTTGAATATTTATGTGATATGCATGATGGCGATGCTGAATATTTAGATTTAGAAGATGATGATTTTGAAATGCAAATGCACACAGAAGCAGATAAATATTTCAAACAAAAAGCAATTGTTATATATGCTAAAAGTTGTTAATAGGTTATGTAAGTGATGAAAATAAACAGTTTTAAAGACCAATGTGATAATTGTAATAAATTTGATTATTTAGTTAGTATTAATAATAAATGTTTATGTTCTGAATGTATAAAAAAAGAAAATAAACAAAATAATCAAAAAATAATAAAAATAGAACAAAAACAATTAAATATTTTAGATTTTATTGAAAAACTTTCACATTTTTCACATACAATTGATGATATAATGTAGTTGTATAATTGTGATTAAAGGCGACTGAATAGGTTGTCTTTTTTCGTGTTGGAGGCGATACAATGTTAAAGAGTTGTAATCGATGTGGAAAAATACACGATTTTAATTATCAATGTTATAAGAATAGACAAGTTAGAGGTACATCAAATGCTGATAAGTTTCGTAAAACATATAAATGGCATCAAAAGAGTTTAGATATAAGAGAAAGAGATAATAATTTATGTCAGGTATGTATAGCAAATATCTTTAATACTCAAACGATTTATAACTTTGATAAGTTAGAAGTTCATCATATTATTCCACTAGAAGAAGATGCAGACAAAGGTTTAGATGATGACAATTTAATCACACTATGTTGCTATCATCATAAGTTAGCAGATAAAAATATTATTCCAAGATATATTATTTATAAATTATTAAAAAAAGACTATGATGTTAAGGAATTACAGGCAGAAGTTAGGCACCTAGAATACCCCCCTACCTTTTAAAATCTGATTTTAGAAATTAAATCAAAACCTACTGCCCACCTTTGAACATAAAAAATGCCCAAAATGAAAATTCAATATTTTTGCACTCGAAGAAATGGAGGTGATAACATGGCAAGACCAGCAAAATCAATTGATACAAATTCACAAAAAATGAGTAAAGAAGAAAGAGAAGCAAGAAAGAAAACTGAAAAAGAATTAAGAGGTAATAATGATAAAATCAAACCTTTTAAATATCTTAATAAAAGACAAAAAGCAATCTTTAAAGATATATTAAAAAATCTTAACAAAGATATTTTAAGTAATCTTGATGTTTATTTATTAAATCAAACTGCTATAACTATTGAAAGATTAGAAGCAATTGAACAAGAGATAAATAAGTCAGGAAAAACAACAGATGAAAATGGTAAAGAAATAGACAAATTGGATGTTAAAACAATTACCAATTTAAAGTCTGCACGAGATATGTATTCGAAAGATTTTTTTAGATGTTGCAATGAGTTGTCACTTTCACCACAAGCAAGAGCGAAAATATCTATATCTACACAACCACCAAAAAAACAAACATTGATGGATATTTTAGGTGATGATGACAATGACAACGAATAAAATACAAAATCATCCAAGTTATATATATGCAACACAAATTGTTAATAATGAAGTTGAACCACCTGAATTATATTATGAAAGAAATGGTGAAAAAAAATTTATATCACCAAAATATGTAAAAAAACAATGTCAGATATTTTTAGATATAGCAGATGGTAAAGATGCTAAATATATTATCAATGAAAATCGTGTTGGTAAAATAGATAAAATATTAAAAATATTGAAGATGGCAAAAGGTTTAAAGGTTGGCGAAAGAATATATAATTCATTAGCAGGTTATCAATGGCTGTTAATAGTTGCAAGTCTTTGCACAGTTTATAGGGAAGATAGAAAAAGAAGAAGATATGAAACAGTAATATTGGAAATATGTCGTAAGAATGGTAAAACATTTATAGTTGCATTATTGATGTTATTATTATTTTATCTTGAACCAAAGTATTCAAGATTTTTCTCTGTTGCACCTGATGGTACATTAGCAAAAGAAATAAAAGTTGCACTTGACTTATTAATAAGTGCTAATGATGATATTTTTGAAGAAAAAGAATTTAAACCTTTAAGAGATAGCATCACACACAATCCAACAGGTAGTGTATATACACCACTTAATACTTCTAAAAACAGAATGGATGGTCGTGAACCAAATGTATTTGTTGCAGATGAAGTTGGTGCATTAGTTGGGTCTTATCCAATAGAAGCCATGAGGTCAGGGCAATTATTAGTTTTAAATCCATTAGGTTTTTTAATCTCAACTAAATATCCAACATTTGACAATCCAATGGAAGATGAAGTTAATTATGCTAAAAAGGTATTAGATGGATTAATTGAAGATGAGCAAATATTCGCATTGTTATATGAACCAAACGAAACAAAAAATTGGACAACAGATGATGATATTATTTTACAATCTAATCCATTAGCATGTGAGTTATTAAAAGTTTATAAAGATTTATTAAGTAAAAGAAGAAAAGCGATTGAAACAGAAAGTAAGCGAGAAAACTTTTTGACAAAGCATTGTAATATTATTTATCAAGGTGCAGGAACAGAAAGTTTTATTGATGTTAGTGAAGTTCAAAAATGTAGAGTTGATAAAATAGACTGGACAGGTAGAGAAGTATATTTAGGTGTCGATTTAGCAATGTCAAATGATAACTGTGGTGTAGGAATGGTTGCTGATGATGATGGCACAATATTAGCAGAAGCAATTGGTTTTGTACCAGAGGGAAGAATAGAAGAAAAGAACCAAATTGAAAAGATTAATTATAATGAATTTATAAATGCTATGAAATGTATTGCCTGTGGGGATAGAACAGTAGATTATAAAGTTATTGAAGATTTTGTTTTTTCGATAGAAGAAAAATATGATGTTGTAGTTATGGGTATAGGATATGACAGATATAATGCTTTGTCATCTGCCCAAAAATGGGATACAAAATATACAACTGTTCAAGTAAGACAACATTCAGATACATTACACCCACCAACTAAATTATTATTTGAAAAAATTATGAATAAAGAATTTAAGTATGAAACTAATAAATTATTAGAAATTAATTTTCAAAATGCAAAATGTGTTTATGATACAAATATGAATAGATATATACATAAGAAAAAATCAAATGGAAAAGTCGATTTAGTATTTAGTTTATTAAATGCAATATATTTATTGCAACAAGAGATATATTTGGAAAATGGAAACTTTTTTGTTCAAGTTGGATAACTTTCACATTTTTCACACTCTATTAATGATATAATGTATATGTAGAGAAATGAGAACAAACAGAGATGTTTGTTTTTTTGTTGCTGAAAGGTGGTGAAAACATGGGATTATTTAATTGGATTTCAAAAAGAGATGAGTCATCTGTATCAACAGAAGAAACAGAAACAACTGTTGATGAAGTAGTTGAAACAGAGTCAGCAGGTGATGTATTGCTTAAAGCATTATTAAAAAGTGAAACTATTAATAAAAATAAAGCAATGTCTATCCCAGCAGTTTCAAGTGCAGTTGATAAAATTTCAAATATGGTCGCAATGCTTCCTATCAAGTTGTATAAAAAAGAAACAACAGAAGATGGAAAAGTTAAAGGTGTAGAAATACACAATGACCCAAGAACTAAAATTTTAAATCAAGATACTGGTGATACATTAGACCCTTTTCAATTAAAGAAAGCCATCGCAAGAGATTATCTCATTGAAAAAGGTGCTTATGTTTTTTTAGAAAAAAAGCAAGGTGTCTTTCAGTCAATTAGATATGTAGAACCTAGTCAAGTGTCTATTCTAAAAAACTGCGACCCAATATTCAAAGATGCAAAATATGAAGTAAATGGAAAAAGTTATGAAACATATAATTTCTTAACTATTTTAAGAAATACAACAGATGGTGCATCAGGTAAAAGTATTGTTGATGAAATATCTAAATCATTAGAAACTTCATTTACAACTATTTTATATGAATTAGGGCTTGTTAAAAAAGGTGGTGGAAAAAAAGGATTTTTAACTGCCACAAAAAAACTTGGTAAAGAGGAAATGGCAAATTTAAAAAGAGCATGGAATAGTTATTATGGTAATAACGAAGAAAATGTAATTATTTTGAATAATGGTTTGGAATTCAAAGAGGGTTCAAATTCTTCTGTTGAATTACAGATTAACGAAAGAAAGAAAACATTAAAAGAAGATATAAATGATGTATTCCATATTTCATCTAACTATGATGAAACTGTAAAAGATGCAGTTATGCCAATAGTTAGTGCCATTGAAAGTGCTTTAAACAAAAACTTCTTGCTGGAAAGCGAAAAAGGAGTTTTTTATTTTGCATTTGATACTAAAAATATAACTCGTGGTTCATTAAAAGAAAGATGCGAAGCATACAAAATGGCTTCTGATACTGGATGGTTAGGAATTAATGAAATTCGTGCAGAAGAAGATTATGATGCTATTGATGGTTTAGATGTTATCAAATTAAGTCTAGCAAATGTTTTTTATGATACTCAAAACAAAAAATTCTACACACCAAACACTGGTGCATTAATGGATATAAGTGCAGAAACACAGAATGGAGGTGAAAATAATGAAAATACAGGTTAGAGATGACAAAGTTGTCATTGATGGTTATGTAAATGCAGTTGAAAGATTTTCTAAAATACTTACTAATAAACAAGGTAAGAAATTTATAGAAAGAATAATGCCATCAGTATTTCAAAGAGCCATTGAAAAAAATGATGCTATAAAAGTTTTATTAAATCATAACTATGATAATGAACTTGCAAATACAAAAGATGGAACTGCACAACTATTTGAGGACAATATAGGGTTAAGGGCTATCGTTGAAATTACTGATGCTAATGTAATTGAAAAAGCGAAACAGAAAAAATTAAGAGGTTGGTCTTTTGGTTTTATTTGTAATAAGCAAGATGAAGAAGTAAATGAAAAAGGTATCAGTGAAAGGACAGTTCGAGATATTGATTTATTTGAAGTGTCTATTATTGATGATAAAAAAATACCTGCCTATATTGGTACTAGCATAGAAATGCGAGATGGTGAGGTTAAAGAAATTGAATTTAGAAATTCAGAAGATTTAACAGAAGAAGAAACACCATCAACAACAGAAGATGATAAATCAGATGTTGATAATTTTGAAAGCATGACTGCTTCACAAAAAAGAGAATTATTAAATGGTTCATACAGACAAACATTTAATAATGGGTGGTTAGAAGATTATGATGACTATTTTGTTTATGGAACTATTAAAGAAGATAGTACATTATATAAAATGCCTTACACCATAACAGATGGTGTTGTTAATATTGATACCACTAAACAAGTTAAAGTTGTTAGAGGTGGATATAAAGAAGTAAGGTATGATGAAAGACCCGAGCAACAACCAACAAAGGAAGTTGAAAAAATAGATTACTCGACTTATGAGGAAAGAATTCGAAAAATAAAGGAGGAAATAAAATGAACGAATTGAAAAAATATGCTGAAATGAAAGCAAGTAAGCAAAAAGAAATGACAGATTTAGTCGATAAAGTAAAACAAGAAGAAAGAGCATTTACACCAGAAGAAGATGAATTATTTACTCAATTAGAAAAAGAAATTCAATCTATCACTGATACTGTTGCGAAAATAAATAAAAGTCGCCAATTAACAGAAGAAAAAGATGGTGAAGATGCTGGAAATAATGATGATAAGGAGGAAAAAGAAGATATGAAAGATGAAGAAAAAAGAAGTTTAGAAGAAATTGAACAAAGAGATATTGAAGCATTTGCAAAATATATCAGAGAAGATATTATGGAAGAAAGAGCAGACAGTGGAATGACTGTTGGTTCAAATGGTGTTATTGTTCCTACTTCAATTGCTAATAAAATAATCACTAATGCAGTTGATATGTCACCAATCTTATCAAAAGCAACAAAATATAATACAAAGGGAACATTAGAAATTCCAGTATATGGAAAAACAACAGAAGGTGCAGATATTACTGTTGGATATGCAGAAGATTTTAAAGAATTAGAAGCAAAAGCAGGAAATTTCACATCTGTATCATTAAAAGATTATTTAGTTGCATCACTTACATTAATTGGTAAGAGTTTAATCAATAATTCAGATATTGATGTAGTATCAAAAGTTATTGAAATAATGAGTGAATACTTCCAAATCTTTTTAGAGGGTGAAGCAATTCATGGAACTGCTGATAAAATTGATGGTTTAAGTAAAAATACTAATAAAGTTGAAGAAGTTGCTATAACTTATGAAGCATTAGTAAAAACTAAAAATGCAGTTAAACAAGCATTTAGAAAGAATGGTATTTGGGTAATGAACCAAAATACTCAAACATTACTTGAAACAATGAAAGATGGTAATGATAGACCATTATTTAATGCAGACCCAACAGGTGCATTTGATGGTAAAGTATTAGGATACCCTGTATATGTTTCTGATAATATGCCTGATGCAGTTGCTGGAAATGAACCAATCTTATTTGGTGATTTCAGTGGTTTAGCATTTAAGAGTGCTAAAAATCTTGAAATTGAAATTTTAAGAGAAAAATATGCTACTCAACATGCAGTAGGAATTGTTGGATTTACAGAAGTTGATATGAAAATCGAACATGTTCAAAAAATTGCTTCATTAGTTTTAGCGAGTGAATAATAATGTTTCTTGTAAAGCAAGGATTTGTTATTGATGGAATTACTGCCACAAAAGGGAAAACAATTAATTTAACTGATAAGAAACTTATCAAGAAATTAGTTGATGCTAATTTAATTACTGAATATTCTGCCAAAGAAGCAAGTAATAAAGAACTTCAAAAACAAGTTCAAGAATTAGTAAAAACAAACAATGAATTAACTAATAGAATTACAGAATTAGAAGAAGAAAATCAATCTTTAAAAGATGAAATTTCTTCTTTTAATTTAAAATCTAATGAAGCACCATCAGAAAATGATGGAAATAGTAATTCTGATGATAATTCTGATGATAATGGCACACCATCAACAACAGAAAATGAAAATCCTGAAACTAATAAAGAAAATTCAGAAAACTCTGAAAACAATTAGTTGACATGTTGTTCGGGTTAAACTTCCAAAAGGAGGATACAATATGATTACTAAGGTTAGTGAGATTACTGTTGATGATTTAAAAAGTTATCTTAGGATAAGTGATGATTTATCTGCTGATGACAAAAAATATCTATCTACAATTTTAAATGTTTCCAAAGATTATATAAAAAATAACACTGGTATGGATGATATAGATAAATATAGTGATTTAGTAATAGTTGTTTTTGTTTTATGCCAAGATATGTATGATACAAGGGCATTATATGTTGATAAAAATAATGTCAATAAAGTTGTTTCATCTATTTTAAGCCAACACGATAACACACTTTTATGAGTCGACAAATAAATGCTGGTAAATATGATAAAAAAATTCAAATTTTAGGTATTAGACAAAAAAAGGATAGTGCTGGTTTTAAAGACAATGAAGAATATGTTGTATTAGAACCTTATGCATCAATAAAAACAACTAGGGGTTATACCCTTATACAAAATGATAGTGATTTTGAAAAGGCATATACCAATTTCACTATAAGATATCCAAAATATGTATCAATTACTAGGGATATGTTTATTAAATATAATTCAAAAAAATATACAATTGAATATTTGAATGATATAGATGAGGAACACATCGAATTAGAAATTCAAGCAAAAGTGGTTGATAAGTAATGGCTAAATTTAAAGCAGAATTACCTATCGAAATAATAAGAAGTTTTGAAAAGTTAGAGTCAAGTTGCCAAGAAATGATTGGTGAGATGACACGAGCAGGGGCAGAAACAGTCTATAAAAAAGCAGTAGTTAATATGAGAAAATCATTTAAAAATTCTACTGATTTAGAAAAGTGTTTAAAGATAACTAAAACTTATAAGACTGCATCTGATGGAGGAATTAACACCAAAATAGGTATTTATGGATATTTAAGAGGTGATAAGAAAAAACCTGCACCTTTGATTGCAAATGCAAGAGAGCATGGAACATCAAAGGGTGAAGCAAGAAAACCTTTTTTTAAAAAATCTTTTGTAAAAAGTGACATTGAACGAGAAATGAATAGAGTTCAAGAAAAATATTTGCCAAAGGAATGATGAATTATGAATGAAGAAATAGAAAAAATATTTCAAGGAAAAATTACTATTGATGAAAAAGATATTCCAGTAAGTTTTATGGAATATGTTGGTGATAGTGAGGATTATGTAGTTTACTATAACGATGGCAATACCCCATGTTATTATTCAGATGATGATGTTTTATATAGTAATAACGAATTAGAATTTAATGTATATACAAAAGGGAATTATTTAAAAATTGTAGAAAAAATAAAAGAAATAATGAAAGAAAATGGTTATAACTGGTTAGGTGATAATGGTGATTTGTATGAAACAGATACTAAATATCATCACTTTGTTATAACTTTTGATAAATTAAGGAGGATATAAATGGCAAGAATTGGATTAAAAAATTTCAGATATTCATTATTAGATGAAAGCGAAAATGTAAATGAACCTAAATCATTAGGTAAAGCAATTGATTGCAAAGTTTCTTTGGAATTAAATAGTGCTGAATTATATGCAGATGATGGTTTAGCAGAAAGTGATTATACTTTCAATAAAGGAACTGTCACAATTACAGTTGATGATGATGATGACCAAGTTCTAGCACCATTATTAGGTCATAATATCAGTGAAGATGGCGAAGTTATTCGCAAAGATACTGATGTTGCACCTTATGTTGCATTTGGTAGAATTTTAACTAAAATTGTGGCTGGTACTTATAAGTATAAAGTAGAATTCTTATCAAAAGTAAAATTCAAAGATGCTATGCCTGATGAAAAAACAAAAGGTGAGTCAATAGAATTTACTACTACTTCAATTGAGGGTTCAGTAATGAAAAAATCAAATGGGGAATGGTCTAAAACAAAAACATTCACTACTTATGATGAAGCAAGTGAATATTTAGATAGTTTATTGACTAAAACAGCATAATGATTAAGTGTATAGTTATTAAAAGATTTAATGATAAAGATACAAAAGAATTCTATAAACTTAATAAAGTTTTAGAAGTATCAGAAGAAAGATACGATGAAATCAAAGAGTTTGTAAAACTTTTCGAAGAAACAGTGAAAAAATCTGATAGAAGAAAGGGTAAAGAACTAGAAAAAGAAATCTAGTCTTTACCCTTTTTTAATTTATTTAAAGCAAAAAATAAGGAGGAAAAAGAAGATATGAAAGAAAAAGAAGCAATATTTAATGTAAATGGAAAAGAGTATAAAGCAGTATTTAATCTAAATGTTATGCAAGAAATTCAAAATGAATATGAAACATTTTCTAAATGGGGTGAACTAACAGATGGTAAGAATGGTGAAACTAATATTCAAGCCCTTATATTTGGAATAAAAGCAATGCTAAATGAAGCCATTGATATTGAAAATGAAACATTAGAAAAGAAAAAAGATTATTTTACGCAAAAACAAGTTGGTCGATTAATAACAGATATGGGATTAAAAGAAGCAACACATCAATTAAATCAAACAGTTATTGACTCAACAAAAGATGATACACCAAAAAACGAGTAATCCACGAGGAAGAAGAAAATGAAAAAATTGATTTCTCGTGGTTTTCATTTATAGGGGTCACTAAATTACATTTTACAGAAAAAGAAGTATTTAGGATGACTTTAAGGAAGTTTAACAAATTATGGGAACATTATAAATTTTATTTTGATTTAGAGAAAAAATCAACTTATCAGGAAGCAGAAGAAGCCCAATCAAAAGATGATGAATGGTTATAGGAGGGAGGTAATAATATGGCTAGTTCATTTGGTGGAACAGTAAAGTTGACAGGTGAAAGTGAATATGCTAGTGCTTTGAAGAATATTAATAGTAATTTAAAAGCAGTAAGTAGTGAATTAAAATTTGTTTCAACAGAATTTACTAATAATGGTAATAAAATAGGCGATTTAAGAACAAAAAACGATGCATTAAACAAAAAGTTAATAGAAGAACAAAGTATTGTAAAAACATGTTCAGAAGCCATTAAAGATTTTACTGAACAACAAACAAAAAATAAAAATCAAATAGATAAATTAAAATCTTCAATAGATGCAGAAAAAAATGTATTAGATAAATTAAAAAATAGTACAACTGCAACTAATGAAGAAATAGAAAAACAAGAAAAAGTTGTTGCTGATTTGCAAAAAGAATTAACTAAATCAGAAACTGCTTATGATAGTAATAGCAGAAAAATAAATGATTATAAAGTAAAGTTGAATAATGCCCAAACAGAATGTAGTAATTTAACTAAACAAATTCAAGATAATAATAATATTTTATCTAAAACAAAAGATAATTTTAAAGATAATTCAAAATCTGTAAAAGAATTTGCAACAGAAGAAGAAAAAGCAGGGCAAAACACTTTAACACTTGGTGATTTGATAAAAGGAAATTTAATCAGTGAGGGAATTGTTGCAGGATTTAAAGGTTTAGTAAATAGTGTTAAAGCACTAGGTTCTGCGATGTTAGATGTTGGAAAATCTGCTTTATCTAGTTATAGCGAATATGAACAATTAGTTGGTGGTGTTGATACATTATTTGGTGAAAGTTCTAATACTATTCAAAATTATGCAAATAATGCTTATAAAACTGCTGGATTAAGTGCCAATGAATATATGAGTACAGTCACATCTTTTAGTGCATCATTACTTCAATCATTAAATGGTGATACTGCTAAAAGTGCAGAAGTCGCTGATATGGCAATTACTGATATGGCAGATAATGCAAATAAGATGGGAACATCTATGGATATGATACAAAATGCATATCAAGGATTTGCGAAACAAAATTATACAATGCTAGATAACTTAAAATTAGGTTATGGTGGTACTAAAACAGAAATGGAAAGATTACTTGCTGATGCTTCAAAATTAAGTGGTCAAAAGTATGATATTTCAAATTTAAATGATGTTTATGAAGCAATCCATGTTGTTCAAACAGAAATGGGTATCACTGGTACAACTGCCAAAGAAGCAAGTTCTACAATTGCAGGTGCAACATCATCAATGAAATCTGCATGGCAAAACTTTATGACTGGTTTAGCAGATGGAAACTCTGATATAAGTGGGTTAATTAATAGTTTAGTTGATAGTGTTGTGACAGTGGGTCAAAACATAATGCCTGTTATAAATCAAATAGTTGAAAGTGTTATGAGTGCTTTACCTGAAATATTAAATAAAATAATAGAATACATGCCTAGTTTTTTAGAGCAAGGTGTGAATATTTTAAATAGTTTAATACAGGGAATTCAAACAAATTTACCTGCAATAATGAATGCAGTTATGCAGATTGTGACAACTTTAACATCAACAATATTACAAAATTTACCTACAATCTTACAAATGGGTATTCAGATGATGATTTCATTGGTTCAAGGTATTGCACAACAATTACCAACATTAATACCACAAATGATTGATGCAGTATTAACTATGGTTGATACTTTATTAGCAAATATTGATTTAATAATAGATGCAGGTATTCAGTTATTAGTAGGATTAGCAGATGGTTTAATAGTTGCATTGCCACAACTAATTGATAGAATTCCTGAAATAATAGATAAATTAATAGTTGCAATTACTAATAACTTACCAAAAATAATTGAAGCAGGTATTCAATTAACTATTCAATTAGCAGTTGGATTGGTAAAAGCAATACCTCAATTAGTGGCAAAAATACCTCAAATTATTAGTTCATTGGTAAGTGGAATAGCAAATTATTATTCAAAAATATTTAATATTGGTAAGACATTATTAGGTAAAGTTAAAGATGGTATTGTTAATGGTATTAGTGGAATGAAAGATGTAGGTAAAAATTTAGTTCAAGGATTATGGAATGGTATAAATAATGCAAAAGATTGGGTTTTAGATAAAATAAAAGGATTTGGTAAATCTGTTTTAAATGGAATTAAAAGTTTCTTTGGAATACACAGTCCATCAACTGTATTTAGAGATGAAATTGGTGGTAATTTAGCAAAAGGTATAGGTATAGGATTTACACAAGAAATGCAAGATGTAAATAGTACAATTCAAAGAGCATTACCAACAGATTTTGATTTAACTACCAAAGTAAATGTTAATAAAATTGCAAATACAGGTGCATATAGTGATAATTATGGTGCATATGGTGGCAGAAACACAGTTAATACAGTTGAAAATAATACATTTAATATTTATTCACCAAAAGACTCACCAAGTGAGTATGCAAGGCAAATCAGAAAAGAAATGCAATATCTAAAAATGGTAAATGGAGGTATATAATGGCAAAAACAATAATATGCGAGTCTTATCTAGGGGAAAAGATAACATTTAGTTATAAATTTCCCTTTTTTCTTGAAAGTGTAGATGGTTTACATGAAGTTTTAGGTGTAGTTGCAGGTATGAAAAGTGCTTATGCAATTGGTGAAAGTTATATTGGTACAAGTGTTCAAAAAAGAAACATAATAATCAAAGGTTCTATAAGGGATAATCTAATAGAAAATAGACAAAAACTATATAGAATATTCCCTTTAAAATCAACTGGTACTTTATATTATTATGAAGATGATTTAAAAAGAAAGATTGATTACAAAGTAGAAAGTATAAAGGTAAGTGAAAAAGGCATTTATCGCCAATTTCAAATATCTTTAATTTGTCCAAATCCATATTTTACTGATTTAGAGAAAACTCAATTACAAATGGCAACATGGTCGCCACAATTTAAGTTCTTATTACAAATACCATCTGATACAGGTATTAAATTTGGTTCAAAAAATACTACATCAATGGCAACAATACAAAATGATACAAATATTGAATTTGGTATGACTATAACATTTACTGCTAATGATACAGTTGTTAATCCATCATTATTCAATGTTGATGCAAGAGAAGAAATTAAAATTGAAAAAACAATGTCAGCAGGTGATAAAATTATTGTAAAAACATATCGCCAAAACAAAAATATTATTTATATACCAGTTAATACAGGTATAGAAGAAAATATAAATAATTTAATGGCTTATGGAAGCAAATTTTTACAAGTTTATCATGGAAGTAATACATACAGATACAATGCTGATGAGGGTGCTGATAATTTAGAGGCAATTATAGAATATTCTAATGAATATGAGGCGATATAATGATACAAGAATTTGATATTTATGTTTATTCTAGGGATTTAGAATTAATAGGAATAATTGATTTTTTTAGTTCATTGAGATGGCGAAGAAAATATTATGAAGCAGGTGAATTTGAACTTCATATTCCATTCGATTTTAATTATGAAAAATTTCTTGCAAAAGATAATTTAATTATAAGAAGTGATGCAATAGAAGTTGGTATTATTGAAAGTTTTACGATTAAAGATGATGGTGATAATGGTGTAGAAGTTATTGTTTATGGTAGGTTTTTATCAAGTATATTAGATAGAAGAATTATAAAGAAAAAAATAAATTTCACAGGGGCAATATTAGATGGTGAAAGAAAAATTTTATCAGAAATGACACCATTTTCTAAATTAGAAATCGCACCAACTTCTTTAACTTCTGATAATGTTATATTTCAGTGTAGTTATAAAAATGTATATGAGTATTTAATGAGTTTATCAAAAATATCTTCAATAGCACATCGAATATCTGTTGATGTTTTAAATAAAAAATACATATATGAAAATTATCAAGGGTTAGATAGAACAGAAAATCAGATAATAAATCCTAGATATGAATTTTGTGAAGATAAATCTAATATCGAAAAAGCAGAATTTACATATAGTGCAAAAACAGAAAAGAATTATGTTCTAGTAGGTGGTCAAGGTGAAGATGATGACAGGATTATGGTAGAAGTTAAAAATGGTGATTACACTGATTTAGATTTAAGAGAAGTGTTTGTTGATGCTAAATCGCAAAATCAAGGTGATTTGTCATTAAGTGACTATCAAGAAACTTTAAAAACAAAAGGTTCTGAAAGTTTAATTGATATAACAACAACAATGGAAGTCACTGTGTATGCTGATGACTATAAGACATATTGGGATTTAGGTGATATTGTAAATATTAAAAAAGAGTCTTGGGGTATTATTTTAAAGAAAAGAATTAATGAAATAGAAGAAATCATTGAAAATAATAATCAAAAGATTTATGTGACTTTTGGAACACCTTTTGTAGAAAATTTATAAACTAATGCTTAAAGGAGGATGATAAAATGGAAAAGTATAGTTTTTTTAATGATGTAAATGGCGATAGAGTGTATTATGCAGAAGATTTTGCAAGACATTTAGCCACATATTTTACTAATGGAATTTTTAATAATAGTTGCAAAATAGAAGCAACAGGCGATGCTATGGCAGTCAATATGAATATTGGGTCTGCTAATATAAATGGTTATAGATATGATAGTGACTCTGTAAAGACATTACCAATTGATAATGCAGATGGTGTTTTAAATCGTATTGATAATATTGTTATAAGATTAGATTTAACAAATAGAAATATTACTGCACAAGTAATAAAAGGGCAATTTGCAGATAATCCTGTTGCACCTGATTTAGTTAGAACATCAACAATATATGATTTAAGAATAGCAAAAATAAGTATTCCAGCAGGAACAACAGAAATAACACAAGATTTAATTACAGATACTAGATTTATTACAAGCGATTGTGGAAATGTTATTTCAACAGTTGAAACACCTGACACAGAAGATTTATTTATCGAAATGCAGACACTTTTTGATAAAACATTAACTGATATGCAACAAGATTTCTTAAATTGGTATGACCACATGAAAGGTCAATTAAGTGAAGATGCATCAGGTAATTTACAACTTCAAATTGATGAAATGAAACCAAATGTCGATAATTTATTAGAAGATGTTGCAGAAATTCAAGAAAACATCTTAAATTTTGAATTATCAAGAGTTATAGAAAGTGAGGAATAATAAATGAATGTATATAAAGTTAAAAATGGTGATGGTATAGAAAGTAGTTCTATTATTCATGGAAAAGAAAGATTAAGCGATATATTAAATAATTCAAATGCTGGGTATCATAACTCTATTTTTAGAGGTAAAGATGTGACAGAATATTTAACAGATGGCACACTTTATACAAGAATATCAAATGGTACATTTGAAGATTTATTTGTTGGTGATTATATAGTAAAAAATAATATCACTTGGCGAATTGCAGGTTTTGATGTATACTATAATAAGGGCGACACAGCATTTACGAAGCATCATGCAGTTATAGTGCCTGATACTAATTTAACATCAGGTGCAATGAATTCATCAAACACAAGTGCGAATGGATATGCTGGAAGTGCAATGGTATCATCAGTATTACCTAGTGTTTTATCAACTTATATAACACCAGTTTTTGGAAGTCATGTGTTAGAATATAGAAATTTATTAACTACTGGTATTAATAATACTGGTTATAATAGATTTGGAACTAATTCAGGATGTTCTAATAACTGGGCATGGTCAAGTAGAAAATTAGACTTAATGAACGAAGTTCAAGTTTATGGTTCTATCGCATGGTCATCAAGTGGATATGATATTGGAAGTGATAATGTCCAATTACCATTATTTAGACTTGCACCACAATATATTTGCAACAGAGCATGGTATTGGTTAAGAGCCATAACATCGGCTTCTTCTTTCGCTCTTGTCGGCAGCCATGGTAATAGCAGCTACTTCAGTGATGCTTCTAACTCTGGTGGTGTTCGCCCCTGCTTTTATATCGACTAATCTGCAATCTCACCCCCTTGTGGGGTGGATTAGCAGATGTCGTAGGAGGTGCAATAATGAGTGTATTGAAAAGAAAAAGGAACATATCAAAAATGGAATTTTTTCATAATGCCATAAAATTAAGGGTTATGATGACTGAATTTTTGCTGAAAGATTTTGGAATAAAATCAAGAAGAAGAAATTTGGATTTTGCAAAAGAAGTATATGATATGGATGAAGATGATATTTCTCAAATTGAGGATATATTGTCTGCATATGATATAAAAAATAGTTTCATTGATAATTTTCCTGTGTGGCTAATTGACAAAGAAAGAGATTATTTCATGGACTTGTTGAGGGATATGATGAAAAATATTTGTTCTGCAAATACAATTCATATAACTAACGAGGAAGAATACTATATGCGAAGAAACTATCAGACACAAGCAATTTGCAATTGTGAAAATTTGCTTCAAGAAATGCAATATATAATATATGTGACTCACCCAAATGTTGAGAAATATATGAAATATGTTGATATGATTGAAAAAGAAATTGTCTTGTTAAAAGGTTGGCGAAAATCTGATAATAAAATATACAAAGAATTAAATAAAAAAGATGAAAATAAAGGGTAAAATTTGTAATTACAGGGCTTCTTCTTTCGCTAATGTCAACAACAATGGTAATAGCAACAACAATGATGCTTCTAACTCTGGTGGTGTTCGCCCCTGATTTTAACTCGCACAATGATTAGGTTAAGTACCGTTGCGATAATTAAAAGGAAATTTTATCCTGTCCGAGAGGCAAATAGATATTTTGATACCATCTAATAAGTTAGTTATGGTTAGGAACAAAATATGATAAATAAGATTAGTAATGCCAATGTTTTAATGAATAGTTTCTATGAAGCCAAAAAAAGTTGTAGTTGGAAGAATAGTGTTCAACAATATGAAGCCAATCTATTAAAAAATATTAGACACACTCAAATAGAATTAAGAGAAAAAACATATAAACAACAAGAGTTTTATAATTTTTTTCTAAATGAAAGAGGAAAAGAAAGATTTGTTCGTTCCATTTGTTTCTATGATAGGGTTATTCAACGAGCAGTATGTGATGTTGTTAATCCAATGGTTGAACCATATCTAATTTATGATAATGGTGCAAGTGTTAAGAAAAAAGGGATTGATTTTGCTAGAAAGCGAATTGAAAATCATCTTCATAAGTATTATAGAAAATATGGAAATATTGGATATGCACTCATTATTGATTTTAGTAAGTTTTATGATAATATACTTCATAAACCTCTAATGGATATGTATAGAGAAATTATTGATGATGAAGATTTAATCAATTTAATAAGTCATTTAGTTGATAGTTTTTCTGTTGATATATCCAATTATGATATAAAAGAAAATGATTTATTCGACTCACTTGTTTATGCCAAAGAAAACCCATCAAAAACAGGTGAAAAATACTTGAATAAGTCACTTGGTATTGGAAGCCAAATATCTCAAATTTCGGGCATTTATTACCCATCTAAAATGGATAATTATTGTAAGATAGTAAAAGGTATGAAATTTTATGGAAGATATATGGATGATACCTACATTATTAGTAATAATAAAGAAGAATTAAAGCAATTATTAGTTGAAATAAATGATATTTGTAAGAAATTAGGTATTTTTGTTAATCCTAAAAAAACACAAATATTTAGAATAGATAAAGGTTTTACTTTTTTAAAAATAAAATATAGACTTACTGAAACAGGTCATGTTGTTAGAATACCTGTTAAAAAAGGATTTGTAAGAGAAAAAAGAAAATTAAAAAGTTTTAAGAAAATGCTTGATAATGGTCAAATGACATTTAGAGATATTGAAGAACAATATAAATCATGGCGAGGCAATATTCAGAAATATGACTGTTATAAAACACTTAAAACTATTGATAAATTGTTTGAAGATTTATTTATTAATAATAATTCACAAAATTCACACTAAATTAGTGTTATAATGTATATAGAGAATAGGGCAACAATTAAAGTTGTCTTTTTTCGTGTATATATTAGAGGGGAGGAATAAAATGGATGATAAATACATAGAAAAAATTCAAGAAATTGCTGACAGGTCTAAATCGAATACCAAGCGACTGGATGACCATGATAAAAAAATAGATGAATTAGAAAAAACATATTCTATCATGGAAAAAATGAATTATCGAATGGGAAAAGTAGAAAATGCAGTTGAAAGAATAGATACTAAATTGCAAAATAACGAAAAAAGCAAGGGTATGAAATGGGATAAATTAATTGATTATTTATTTTATGCGATACTTGCTTATGCATTATTTAAATTAGGGTTAAAATAGGAGGAATAAAATGGAACAATTTTTAACATGGGATGTATTAAAAACTTATGCAAGTTTTGTTTCTATCGTATTTATGGTTGTTGAATTTACGAAAGAACTAAAAATAATAAAGAAAATTCCAACAAAATATTGGAGTTTTTTTATTTCATTTATACTTTTAACTATTACAAATATAGTTATGGGAAGTTTTAGGTTAATAGATGTATTTTTATATCTATTAACATCAATTTCCATTAGTTTAGGTTCTAATGGATTAAGCAATTTTAATACAAAAAACGAGAGTAAATAAAAAACTCTTGTTTTTTTATAAAAATTTCTTTGAAAAGGAGGAAAAGATTATGGAAGAAAAAGAAATTTTAACAGAAGAAGTACAAGAAATGGAAGTGCAAAACACATTCAACACTGATAGTTTAGATGTTTTAGTAGAGGGTGAAGATTGCACAGTAGAAAATCAAGAGGAGGTGGAAGAAAACGCAAATGAGAACGAGTAAACCATCAGCAGGTAATAAGTTTTATATTACAAAAAGCAAAGGTGGATATTCAACTTGTATTCAAGGAAAACCAACTGATGCAAATTGTAATGTATTAGCAAACTGTGTTGGATATGCATGTGGTAGATTTAATGAAATTATTGGAAGCATGAAATATCCATCATTAAATTGCAATGCAGAAAATTTTATTGAAAGAGCCAAAAATTTAGGTTTAACAGTTGTATCATATCCAACATTAGGTGGTATTATGGTATGGCAAAAAGGTTCAACATTATCAGGTAATGATGGTGCAGGACATGTTGCAGTTGTTGAAAGAATAGACAGTGCAAGTAAAATCTATACATCAGAAAGTGGATATGGTTCAAGTGCATTTTGGAATTCAGTAAGAAGTAATTCAAATGGTCGTTGGGGATTGGGTTCAGGATATACTTTTAGAGGTTGTATCGTAAACCCAGCAATTGGTGATGTTCATTATGTAGCACCAACACCATCAACACCAACAAAATCAAATGAAGAAGTTGCAAATGAAGTCATTCAAGGTAAATGGGGTAATAATCCTGAAAGAAAACAAAGATTAACAGAAGCAGGATATGATTATAGTGCTATTCAAGCAATTGTTAATCAAAAAATGGCAGGAAATAAACCATCTGAACCAACTAAATCAAATGATGATATTCTTTTATTAGTTAAAAAGACTATTAGAGGTGATTTTGGCAATGGTGATGCTAGAAAAAAGGCATTAGGTGACAAATATAATGAAGTTCAACATCAAGTTGATTTAAATTATAAAAATGGCACTACACAATGGGATAATATAAAATTATATTAATTAAACTTGGTAAGGAAATAAATGTCCTTACCTCTTTTTTTATGCCTAAATTATAAAAATAGACAATTTTATGCTATAATGTATTGTGAACGAAATCATTAGGGTGAAAAAATATGAAATGGAAAATTGGAAATGTAAATATAAATAATCAAGTTGGTTTAGCACCAATGGCAGGTATTTCAAATCCTGCATATATGAAAATATGTGAAGAAATGGGTGTTGGATGGGCAGTCACTGAACTTATCAGTTCAGAAGCAATAGTTAGAAATAATAAAAAAACATTAGAGATGCTAAATGGTATTGAAAAACTTAATATTCCTGTTGGAATTCAAATATTTGGTTCTGAACCTAAAACAATGGCACAGGCATCAAAGATACTTTGTGAACACTTTCACCAAATTAAATTAATTGATATAAA